CGGAATCAAAGACCCCTGAACACCAGTAGCGGTGTTCTCATCCACGAATTTACCGCCCACCAAACCTACGTTCGGCACGCTCTTGGGAAAATCCACGTTGTTACCTCTCAATCAAAGTTGATGTGCTCGACGGTGTGCGCAGGCGCTGCCCGACTAATTAGACACTCAATGGCGGTGCCGGGATTGACGCCGAAACGACCGCCCCAGTAGCTCGCGCCGAAACGCCGGCCCAGCCGCTGTCGCCCCCCGGTGTTTAATGTCCACATGAACTGCACGTTCCATGTGCCGAAATGCGTCAGGCCGAAACGAGAACGCCCCATTCGGGGCGCTCGGTATTCGGTAACAGTGGCGTTGGGATAACCTTGGCTGACGGCTATCGCCACATAGAACGCCGGCGTCTGACCCCCAACCGCGATAAGCCGCTGTCGCACTGACAGCTGGCGATCCTCAAAGGCAGGGCTTGGCCCAAGGCAGGGATCCGGCAGGCCCATTACCTTCTCCCAATCCGGGACAAGTTCGGTGACCCCGGCCGGGTCCATCTCACTGAGCAAGTCGAACGCTCGCGCATCGATGCGGGCCAGCTCTGGCGCGAGGCCGCTAAGCACCTGCTCCACTTCGGGCACCAGCTCCGGGTCCCACGCAGGACCAGCGGGAAGCAACGCACGCAGCTGCTCCGCATACTGTTCTGCTGTCCTTACACCTGCCATAGCACCCCCCCGTAGGTCAGCAGCTCATTCGACGCTGGCACCTGGTTCACTGCGGGAAAGCTCAAGCGGTGATCAGTTTCCCCGGTCGCAGAACTGATCGCCTCGGCGATGTGGGTCAGCAGCAAGGTATCGCCGAGCCCAGCCTCACGGTTGTGAAGGTCGAGCAACTGCGCTTCTACCGCGCTGCGTACAACTGTGGTGTCAGGCGTAAGCTTGATCTGATAAACGACTGGTTTCTGCACTGGCGCAAGAACGTAAACCTCCGCTGTGACTGGGCGACGCAACTCGATGTAGGCGTGCACCTCCGCCAGTTGCGCCGCATTCGGGATAGGGTTGTCGTCGTCGCGCATAAAGAACACGGCAACGGTACCCGGCCCCATGTAGCGACGCACGCACCAGGCACGAGTGACGCCCGGCACTTCAAGCGCCCAAGTCACGTAATCGTCCTGATTACCACCATGCGGAATGATCCGAAAAGAGCGGATCACGCGCGCTCGCAACGACTCGAGGCTCTCTTGCTCGATGCCCCCCACAAGCCCGCTACCCATTACGGTGAAGCTGCTGTTGATGCCTTCGACCGGCTGGATCGCTGTCATCACCAAACCTGCCGGGGCATTGCCTAGGGTGCCCGCATCAACGGCTTCGACAGCCGCAGTGTTGATCCCGGCGACCGTTGGCACCGCTCCGGTCACCCTGTAGGCGCGACCATCACTGAACTGCAGGACGGTATCGGCATCAAGGACGGCACCCGCCGCCGCAACAAATGACACGGATCCGGCAGCAGGCTGCGCCGCCTTGCGGGGCTGGCTAAGCCTCAGCTTTGCCAGGCGTACCAGCGTTTCTTCATCCGCTGTGTCTGGCAAAATCTGATCCTTGATCCAGCCCATGTAACCGTAGAGGCCATAGGCCGCGCCACTGTGAGCTCGGGCCAGCACCTGTGCGTCTGACTGCCGCAGCGCATCACCAGCAAGATCCATCTGCGTGCGACTTACCAAGGCAGGCAGCGATGGTGTTTCAAACGGCATAAATCACCTGCCACTGATCAGATGGGTTGAGGCGCACTGTCGAGCCGTCGAGGACGGTAAACACCACGCCGAGATTCAAACGATTGATGTCGACCTGTTCGGTCAGAATACTGATCGCTAGAACATGCCCGTCGTCGAGCAACCATTGCAGGGCTTCGGTTGCATAGAATTCCGCATCCTGAAGTGTCCGCGCAGTGAGCTTTACCCGCCGCAGCAGCCACAGCCGCGAACCGATGCGGTCATCAGGAACCGTGGGGAAGCTGTCCCCCCACCAGCCATATCGCTCATCGTCGTCGACGGGATCGTCAGGTTGGGCGCGCCGCCAGGTAAACAGACTTATGATGGCTGAGCGCAGAAGCGAGGATTCGGTATCACCAACGATTAGCATCAGGCACCTCCTGCAGGGACCGGCTTCCCGCTCTGCCCGCCACCAGCCTGCACGCCCGCATGCGGGTGATTGATCTGACTGACACCACCGGCGATCTGGTCGCCCTGCGACTCCACTCGCCCTGTCTGGCTGATCAACGGGGTGTCAAAGTTCACCGCTTTCGACGCCGTGATGTTCAACGTATCGGTTTCAATATCGATGATCCGGCCGCGCTTGAGGTGAATCTTGTCGCCTTCGTCCGTGTAAATCGCTACCTCCCCCGCTTCCATCGCGCGGATCCGGTACCGACGATCCGCAACCACCAGCAACACCCCGTGCGAGCGGTCACCGCCAATGAATCCGGTTATCCCCTCTGCTCCCGCCAGCGGGTTACTGCTGAACCCGTAAGGCTCGAAGTGCTCAAGGCCATCCTTTACTTCGCCAGCCGTGAGCCGCATTTGCAGCGCCTGCATCTTGCTGGCTGCGTTCGAGAGCACCACTGTGCCGCGCACCAGGATGCCGTTCAGTAGTCCCATCATTTTTTCTCCCAGTCAGCAGGCAGCAGATATTCGAATTCGTCGTCGCCCTTCTTCACCTTGCGTCGCTTGTGCGGGTCGAACGGTTCAGGCTCAAACCCGTCTGGCGGGCCGACTACCACGGTAGCGACCGTGCCCTGCTCGCTCAGCGAGTAAGTGATTTCGGAGATCAGCATGTCGCGGTCGAAGCCGATCAGCGGATCGACCACGCGCACCAGCATGTTGTGTCGCCAGAGTGCGCCGTTGGATTGCCGCCAGCCGCGGACCTTGTAAGTGACAGTCAGCGCCTTGCCCATCCGATGCCCCCGCTCCCAGTTCGCCCGGGCCTGAGCCAGCTCATTGGTCAGCTGGCCAGACTCATGGATCACCAGCACCCGTTTGCGCCCAGTGCGATCGTCTGTCACCGAGGCGGAAATCTCCGACACCGTCTTGGCAAAATCCTCGTCGGTACCACTTCGCTGACCGATGACGCGGTATTCGGAGAACACGCCGGAGAAATCGAGCGGGGCGTCACCGCTCAGGATGTTGCCACCCAGCTCTAACCGATCCACCGCACGGCCTTGACTACCAGGCTGAGCCAGCACCACACGGCCTTGCGCGTCGTCAGTTGAGAAAACCCGAAACAGCGTCAGCAGTCGGTCGATGGACTCGAACACCGTTTCGCCCGGCTCGATGGTGTGATCGGAAAGCTTGGCGGTTTCGGAGATCTCGCTTCGGACCGTGACGCTGTAAGGTGCGGCGAGCGCCTGAACAATGCTCAGCACACCTTGGTTCTTCCACTGGCCCGGCTTATTCACTGCTGCGCAATCGACCAGGTCCGCCGTCAGTGACCGGCCGGTAACCGACAAATTGATCTGCTTGTCGTCATAACTGATCGGAGTGGCGAACACCCAGCCAGTCAGGACCAGATCAACGCCGATTCGAACCTCGCAGCGATCCCCTTTCTTGATCGGCACCGCCACGTTCTGTCCCGGCCACTTCCATGTAATGCTCAGATTGAAGTCCCGCGCCTGGCGCTCCAGCCCGGCAGATATCTCCACCGATTTCCAGCCACCATAATCCAGGCCGTTCACCGTCAAGGTGACAGCATTGGCCTCATCCATTGGTTACTCCTGAGCGATCTTTAACGTGACGGGAGGCACGAAGCCTGGGTGCTGAATACTGTTGCGCTGAACCACTTCGCCGGAGCGGGTCGCATCCCCGAAGCGCCGATAGGCCAACACCAGCGCCGGCAATGATTCTGCAGGCGTGATGTCGACCAGGCGCACACCCGATGCAGCCACGGCATTCAGGTGTTTGATTACCGCCTGGCGCAACGTATTAAGCTTCTGGTAATGATCTGGGTCAGCCTTCAATGATGCCTCCCAGATCGCGGTGTCGAGCGTATCGCGCAGATCGATCACATCATCAGCAACCGGAACCTCTGGGCGCTCAATTGGCTGGATCACCTGCTGATCCAGCGACGGTGTCGAGGTCACTGGTACGACAGCCGAAGCAACCGGCATGGCCGCAACGACCTGCGCGACCTGAACGACCAGCGCGTCCTGCACCAGGTTCGCAGTGGCCTGACTGGCCGCTGCCGTGTCCGTGCCACCGTTCTGACTGACCGTGTTGATGCTCGACACTGCCTCGCTTTGCTGGGTCGCTGCCGCCACTGCCGGTCGATAGCCCGACCCGGACAATGAACCGCTGCCGCTGCCACCATTGCCGCTGCCCCCGTTGCCGAATCCGCCAAAGAAACTGGAAATCATCGAGCTGAGCGTACCGGGCGAATTCACCACCGAGTTGACCAATGCCGCGATGTTCGAGTACACGGCGGTGAACGGCGAAAACTGCTGTTGGATAACGCCGAACACGCCCGAGAGGTTGCCGCGCAGCGCATTGGTACTGATACGCGCCGCGTCAACCTTAGCCATTGCAGCAGAGTAACGGCCAAGCGCCGAATCCAGCACACCGGTCGACGCCTGAGTGACCTGCTTCTGGGCGTTCACCGTCGCTGTGGGAAACTTGCGCGGGATGTCGGGGTAGAACGTCAGATCGAAACGCGCTATACCGCCTTCTCGTCGGTCGTGTTGCAAATCACACTCGCCAACCTGAACCTGCATTCGGCCCAACCACGGATGGACCAACTCTCCCGCTCCTTCCTTCTCCAGCGCCTCAAGCAACTTGTCACGATGCTCGAAACAGTCCGCGCCGATGACGAACGCTGTCAGCTTGTGGACCTGAGCCTGTTTCCCCATCTGCTCAAAGTAAGGCTCGTCTCGCTTGGGGTATTCGTGCAACTGCCCTTTGCGTCCAACCGGCACGCCGGCAGCGTCAACGAAGAAGCTGACCCCACGAAATGACGCCGGCAGCAAACTGTCACGCCATGTCGTCATGGTTTTCCTCCGTTTCCGATAGTCCGGTAGCCTACGCTTGGCGTAACGGTCAGTCCGGGCTGGTTGGTTTTTGGCGGATCAACCCGCATTCCCGGCGGAGCACCTTCGAAGCGCATGACCAGCTCGCCTTGAAGTTGTGCCTTGCCACCTGCCGCACCGGCCTGCAGCAGGCTTCCGGGCGCGGGCAGGTTGGGTCGGCTGAGCAGGTCGCTAGTTGAAGG